AACTTCAAATGGATCTTCACTAAATCCACCTAAAGGAGTTGCTAGAGTACATGTTACAATACCTGAGTAGGTATCAGTAATAACTGTTCCACCTATTGTTACATTGTTAACTCTAATCCCATTAGCATTATCAACAGCATAAACTTCACTAACATCCAATCCTTTAGTTGGAACAACTATATTAACATCTATAATAGAAGATCCATTTACAACTGCCTGTAAAACACCATTATCAATAACTTCTCTAGTAACACTATCAACTACAACTAAATTTGGCGGTATTTCATATCCCAATCCACCATCATTAATAGTTAACTCACCAACAACATCATAATTCCTTAAAGATATAACAGGTGATAATCTTGCTGTTGGTCTTAAAGTTTTATCAGAAGGGTATTCAAATCCAACATTAGCAATTCTAACATCATTAATTTTATTTGCCACTTCGGACGTTGGTAAAATACTAGCATTAATACCTTCACTAGAGGCAATACTAACAAATTGAGGTAATTCTTTATATCCAATACCACCAAAATTAATTCCAACCTCACTAACACCACCTAACGCAGTATCTGAATTTGTATTATAAGTTAAAGTTCCTATACCACTATTTTCAACATTTATATACTGATAAGAAAGAGATTCTGGATTTCTATTTAAAAATATAGTGAATGTAGTTTCACCTACTCCAGAAATAACATATTCTCCACTATAAGTGCTATCAGTATAGAAAATTTCAGATCTATTTGTAACATCACTATCAGACGTACTAATATAACCAGCCTTTTCAATATTGTAATATAATTTCTGAGGATTATTAATATCATAATTTACTGTTACAGTTGCATCTGCTCCAGAACCAATAACACCATCTCTTGTTATTGTAAAAGTATTAGTCTGTCCTGTAGATACAAATCTATTATTAAAATTATTGTCATAATAAAAATTAAGATTATAAGCACCTAAAGATGTATCAGATACATCAAAAACAAGATTGTTATTATTAATAATAGGTATTGGTGGATTAATTAATGATAATTCCTGTGTAGAACCGCCTGTAGACGCTAAACTTACAATACTAGGTGGATTATTAAGAGAATCCTTAAGAGTCTCTGCTAATTGAATATTATTATCATCTATTCTATAAACAAAATAACCATCAGTAGTTAATCCACTAACATGATCGTTAGAATCATAAAATACTTTATCTCCCGTTTCGAATCCATGAGAATTTAAATTAATTACATTAGTTTCTGTATTAATTCCTGTTGAACTAAATCCTAATGTATTAATTAATAAAATATCCTTAATATGATTATATTTAAGTCTAACTGCGGTTGATGTTCCAATACCAACAGATTTATTAGGAGAAACAGTTAAATTAATAGTATCACCATTTGATAAACCATGTGATGTTGATACAGAAACTGTAGATAAGGCTTTTACAACTGTTCCAGTTATTTGTGAGAAATTAGATTCTAAAGAATAATCATAATGATTACTACCATTATTTAAGAAATATAATCCATCTGATGAAGTTGTTAGTCCAACCTGAGTTACAATACCAATAAAATTACTAGATTTATTAATTGCAAATAATGTATCATTATCATCAAGACTAAATCCACCACTAATTGTTCCATCTGTAGAAACACCAATAAGCGATCCTGATCCTCTCTTAAATGTTAACTGTTGATTTGTTTTGAATGGATGATTTGGTAAATATATGTTTTGTGCAGGAATAGAAACTGTATCCGTTACACCACCCACAGTAACATCCACTGCACTAGATATTCCAGATATAGTTCCAACACCTATAGATTGGAATGGATTAAAGTAAATAATATCATCTATACGTGAATCAAATTTAGGAATATCTAAGGGAATTGATAAGAAACTAGGTATCAAACTAACTCTAGATGAAATAGTATGTGCTGTACCAGTAACACCTCTTAATACCCTTAATACCTTCTTATCATCAAATTTATTAAGAACAAATAATTTTTCAGTTCCAATTCCAATACTACTTCCAATAGATATAAAATCAATATTAGATACAACAATATCAGCAACAGTTCCTGCAGTTGCATTAGAAGGAATTTCGGAATAAACAAAAGATTTATCAGTAGATACTCCAATTCTATGAGATCCTGTAAGAGATTTTACTGATGTAGATAATCCAGATACAATAATCTGATCGTTATTGTTTAATTCGTGGGAAGTAGAAATATATGCCGATACACCATTGTCATGCCAAGTAAAACTTACATCTTCATACTTTATATAATTTGTATTAATATCTACTATAGTTTTTCCTTCCAATGACTTAACATAAGCATTTAATCCATTACCCTCTGTTCCACTATTATCAAATACTAAAGTATCCTTTACTTTATAAGATTCTCCTGGATTAACAATATCAAATCCATCAACAGATCCTGGAGCTACTGATTCAACAATAGATTCTTGATTTGTCAATTCATATGACTCTATAAAGAAATCATTACCAGCAAATTCATCTCCAATTTTATACGGAAATGTATTTCTAACCAAATTTGAATTATTAAAATCAAATAAGTCTTGATTTATGGTAAATTTCTCATCTAAAGTTATTGGTTCAGATCTATAACTATCACCAATAAAATATGGAAAAGTTGGTTTTAATTTTCCAAAAGAAGTTGATACTCCTACAAAATATGCATATGTTCCATTTGGGTATTCTGGAGTACGACAAAATCTACCATTATGTTCATCTAAATTTCCAATATTAGTATAAACATAATCATCTACAAAGAACCCTGCCTCAAAATCACTTTCTAATGGTCTATCAATTACTTTTGAAGTATCTAAAACATATCCTGTTTTTAAAATAGTTAAATCAGTTCTTTGGAATGGATCACTATAACCTTTAGGTCCATATATTGGATTTCCATCATATGCCCATCCAATAATTGGTGAATGAGACATGCCAGTATCAGCAAAATTATCCTTTCCAATATCTGTTGAATATCCTACAACAGAATATCTTAATTTATTTAAAGATTCTAATAATATTTCATCACCATAACGTTTTAAATTGTTTATTGGTAATTTTCTAACATTAAAATCAAAAACTGCATTTTGTCCAGCAGATTTAACTTTAATAATAGTGTTATTTTCAGTATAATTTGCTCCACCATTAATTATTATTACATCAGTTAACTGATTATTTTCAATAACTGGTCTCAATTCTGCACCAACACCATCACCTTCAATTTCTAAATCAGGAACTGAATAATACTCAGTACCTAAAGCACCAACATTAACACTTACAATCTTACCACCTAAAACTACTGGAAATACCTCTGCATTTTTTCCATTCTTTAATGATAAAATTGGTTTATTTTCAAAATTTATAATACTAGAACCATATCCAGTACCAGATTCATACATATATCCATCTTTTATACTTCCACGAACTACAGGAGTTGCTGTTAAAGTTCTTGATGGGAATATAATATTATTCGTAGAATCTGATGATATTCCAGAATATTCAACATTAACTGATAATTCAATATTTGGGTATTTGAATATATGATATCCAGCACCTATAGAACTTAGTCCAACATATTTTTTTCTATCATAATCAGTTGTTATTGTTCCACCAACACCAGAATTAGATAATCTAAAAGAATTATCATCAAGTTTTAAAACTTTATATTGAATTGATGATGATAAATCTGGTATTGGTACAGATGTATTTGAATATACAACATTATCACCATCTGAAAATCCATGATCCTTATAATTAATAGTTGAATTAAATGAACTAATACCCGTTGGTTTTACATAAAGTTTTTTATTTGTATAAGAATCGCCAGATTCAATTACTTTAATTGAATCTAAAGTATTTTTTGCTTCATAAAGTCTTATTATATGCTCTCCACCAGGTAATCCAGTATTAAAACCTACAGTATTAATTCCTGATGTATAATCAGAAAAAGATTTATATAATCTAATACTTGTTAGTCCAACTACTTCTGGATAATAAACTACATTGTCGTCTAAAGTTTGATCAGTTAAAGTATTAGATATAGTTGTTGTTATTCCTATTGGTTCATATCCATTACGATTATAAACAACAGCTTGCCCATTCTTTAAATTATGATTGCCTTTAAAAACAATTGTTTCATTGTTGTAGTCAACACCATATGTACTAATACCGTTAGTTGCATTAATACCTTCAAATATAATTTCTCTATATCTTTTTTTAATAATTGGTTCTAAAATTACACCTTTACCATTACCACCAGTAAATTCTACAGATGTTATAGTCTCAATATCATAATCTTGAGGATCAACAAAAATATTTTTAAGATTTCCACTAACAACTGGTTGAATTAATGCTGTTGATCCTATTCCCGAAGCAATTTCAATAGAAGGTGGGTTAATAACATCATATTCTACTCCAGGATTTAATACACTAAAATCCTCTAAAGGTCC